CGTCGTAGGTCCTGATGCCCTGCCCCTCGGTGATGTAGGTGTAGCCGCCCGTGGCGTTGGCCTCGGCGTTGAGCCTGTCCAGCAGGTCGCTGATGTAGCTCGCCGACGCCTGCCAGCTGTCCGTGGAGGCCATCTGGTCGCTGATCTCGTCGACCTGCGCGGCTATGTCGGAGAGCTGGTCGGCCAGCGTCCCCGTCACGTTGCTGATGGTGAGCGTCACGTCCGTGTGGTCGATGAGGTCTTCCTCGACCTTCACGACGCGGCTCTGTATCCTCAGCCCGCCGTCGCCCCAGTCTCGGTCGACCACCACCACCTCGTCCCCGAGCGCCACGCCGTGGGCGTCGATGCCCGCCTGGGCGAGCTGCAGCACGTCGACCTCGTAGCTGACCTTGGGGCGCGTCCATTCCTCCATGTTGTCGAGCGCCCACTGCTTCACGTCAGCGGGGTCCTCATAGGTGTCGCTCTTGACAATCTGCCACGTGTACTCCCAGCCGCCGTTGCCGTCTGGCACGCGGCAGTCGGGCACGGCGCTGTCGTCCTGCAGCCAAGGCTCGCCGTCGTTGACGCTCTCGATGCCCGGGCGCCGCGTGTAGCCGCCCGCCTCCGTCTCGACCGACTTGCCCAGTGGCACGATGCGGCAGGTCCAGTAGTCGTCCAGCACCTGCTTGTGGATGCCCTTCACGTCGTGCCCGTAGTCGAAGCGGCGCGTGGCCTCGTCGTTGCCGAGGTGCTCGAGCAGGCTCACCTCTCGGGTGATCCCGCCGTAGGCGTCCACGTCGATGTAGGAGTCGACCTCGCCGCCCCATCGCTCCACGACCTTCTGCATGCCCTCCCAGCCGGACTTCTTGTAGAACGACGCGGAGGCCATCGTGGTCACGGTGATGTAGCGGATGCCCCAGCGGGCCGTGCCAGCCAGTGCGCACTCCAGCCCCCTGCGAGGTGTCTGCGGTATCGACGGGTGCCCTGGCACCACGCCGCAGCCATACATGTCGTTGATGTAGGTCAGCGTCAGGTCGTGCTGGACGGACCACACCGCGTAGTACTCGGTGACGACCTCGCCGCCGTCCTCGCGGCTGCCGTCGTCGCCCTGCACCACGTACTCGTGCCAGTAGCCCATCCCGTCGCGGTAAAGGAGCCGCCAGTACTTGCGCAGCTCCTGAGACGTGGCGATGGTCAGGCTGTGCTCGCCGTTGACCTCCGACTTGACGCGTGCGGAGCGCACCTTGCGCGGGTCAATGTCGCCCAGCGGGGTGTCCTGCGCGTCGTAGATCAGGATTCTCGGCAGCGCCATCACTTCCACCTCTCGTAGAAGGTGACCGTCGCCGCTCCGCCCGTGGCGTTGCCGCCGACCGTCAGCGTGTGCTCACCTGGCGTCAGGACCAGCCAGTCGGCCGTCCCTGGCATCATGACCGTCTCGGTGCCGACGGTGAGCGTGCGGCTCGGGCAGTCGAAGGCCACGGCCTGCGTCCCCGATGATCCCGTCGGCGCGGCGCAGAGCAGGTAGGAGCCGTCGTCCAGCGTGAGCTGCCACTGCTTTGCCGTGCTCGAGGCGGCTATGTCCACCGCCACCGTCGGCATGGTCGGGTAGTCGCCGCCCACGGTGAACGTCGCGGTGCCGCCCGCTGGGACCGTGACGGTTCGGAGCGTCCCGTATCTAACGGGGTCGCTGATGCGGAAGGTCGCGTCGAAGGACTCCGCGTTGACGCTGCGCTTGCCGTCGTTGGTGCGCATGAAGCGTGCCTTGTACCACAGGCCGCCGTCCTCGCTTATCGCCAGCGCGGCCTCGCCCACGGTGTCGAGCATGTCGGCGACGCTCTGCCTGACCAGCTCCCTCTGCGCGGGGTCGGTGCCCATGATGGTGAGCGTCAGCCCGAGGTCGAACGCCGCGAGCGTCGCCCCCGTCGCCAGCTCCCCGTCCATGCCGGGGACGTCAACCGAGCCGAGGTCGCGGGCCAGCATCGGGCGCCGCAGGTCGCTCACGTGGCACTCGGCCGTGAGGTCGTGGCCGTTGAACGTGACGGTGGTCCTGCTCATAGCCTCGCCCCCCTCTGACGCGCCGTGCGACGGGACAGCGCCTCCGCTATCGCGTCGATGTCGCTCTCCTTACGCACGTTGAAGTTGTTACCGGTGATGAGGATCGTGGGCGCCGCCTCCATCTTGTTGGCCAGCAGCCCCGCGAGGTCGCCCATCGTGCGGTCGTTGAGCGGCAGGACCGCCTCTGGCCCCGCCTCGCCCACGCCGATGAGGGTGGCCCCGTCGAAGACGCCGCCCTTGGCGTACCAGTCGATGCCGATGGTGGGCACGCCCTGCGTCAGCCAGTCGAGTGGGTTCGGGCTTCCGCTGACGTAGAAGTGCGGCAGGGGGATGTGCGGCCAGCTTATCTGGAAGTTGAAGAAGCCCTTGATGGCGTCGATGGCGGCCTTGACCGCGTCCTTGGCCGCGTTGATGGGCGTCTCGATGGCCGTCTTGATGGCGTTCCACCTGTCGGTCACCGTGGTCTTCATGCTCTCCCACGTCGTGCTTGCGTCCTCGCGCAGCTCGTGAATCTTCGCGCGGGCGCTGTCGCGCAGGGCCATGACCTTCTGGAAGATTGCCAGCTTTATGGACTCCCACTTCTGCGCCGCCGTGGTCTTCATGCTCTCCCACGTCGTGCTGATGCTCGTACTGAGTTCGTGGACCTTTGCCCGCACGTCGTCGCGGATGCCCATCGCCTTCTGGAATATCTCTCGCTTTATGGACTCCCACTTCTCGGAGATCGCGGTCTTCGTTTCCTCGACCTTCTGCACCCATCCGTCCTTGACGCCCTGCCACCACTCGGGGATGCCGCCGATGAAGTCCTGGAAGCTCTGCCACTCCCGAGTCATCACCTCGGTGAGGTTGGCCCAGTCCTGCTTCAGGCCCTCCCACGTGGTCGAGAGCAGGTCACAGAAGCCCTGCCAGATGGCCTTGCCTGTCTCGGTTTGCGTGAAGAAGCCATAGAGCGCTGCCGTGACGGCGGCGATTGCACCGACAACAAGGCCGACCGGGTTGGCCATGAGAGCCGTGCCAATGCCGGCAAGCAGACCAGGCAGCGCCACGAGGCCAGCCCCTATCTGCCATCCCGCGAGGGCCGCGAGGGCGCCCGCGATGCCCCAGACGGCCGCCGTGACCACCTCGCCGTGGTCGGCGAGCCAGCTGAGGGCGCCGTCGGTCAGGTTGATCAGGCCGTCAGCGATGCCCCTGAGGATGTCGGGGCCTCCGTCGTTCCACAGGCCCGATATGGCCTCGCCCAGCGTCTGCAGCACCGTCGCGGCGTTCTGCACGATGTCTGTCTCGCCGATGCGCTCCTTGAGCCAGTCTATGGCGTCGCCGACGCTCATCATCGCGTCGCGGATGCCGTAGCTGAAGTCGTTGATGGCGCCCGAGATGTCCTCGCGCCCTATGCTGTCCAGTATGTCCGCCCAGCCTGCGCCGATGCGGTTCTCGATGTTCTGGATGGCCGTGCCGATGCCGACCGAGTTGGCTATCGCCTGGTCCCTGAAGGACTTCACGGCGCCGCTGCCCTCGGTGTCCAGCTTCACGACCGCCCCGAGGAAGTCGTTCCAGCTTATCTCGCCCTCGTTGAGCGCCTCGCGCAGTTCCTCGACGGACATGCTCTCGCCGCCCAGCTCTCGGGCGACGGCGGCCAGCTGCGCGGGCATGACCGACTGCAGGCTCTGCCACTGTGCGACCGTCGCGCTGCCCTTGCCGAGCACGCGGTTCAGGACGCCCTGCGCCTGCGTGACCTCGCCCGTGCTTGCGCCCGAGGCGAGCATCATGTCGTTGAAGCCCAGCGCGGCGCGTGTGGCTAGGTCGAGGTCGCCCGTGGAGTCCGCGAACGCCTGCGTCATGGCCACGACGTCCTGCGTCGCCGTGGGCAGGCCGTCGAGCCTGTCCATGATGAGCTGCACCGACTCGCCAGCCTGCCCAGCCTCGAAGCCGAGCGCCTCCATGACCTTCGGGAAGTTCTGGATGGTGTCGATGCGCCTGATGCCCGTGGACAGGCCGCTCATGATCTCGTTACCGAGGGCGGTGCCGAGGTTGCCCACCATCGTTCCGATGGCGCTGCCCTTCAGGACGTCCATGAAGGACGTGTTGAAGGTGCCGCCAGCCTCCTTGCCGAGGCCGCCCAGCTTGCTCTTGACGGCGCTGGTGAACTTGTTCATCGAGGGCATGATGGTGATGTAGTAGGTACCGAGTTCAGCCATCTGACTCACCCCCTTCGTCGCCCGTGTCGAAGAGGCCGAGCTGCGCGGCGACGCT